TCAAACAACAATGGTCGTATTCGTAAAGCACAAGTAATGGCATATCTATTCCAGCACTCAGAAGCCTATATCATGCGTCAAGTTAAAGAAATCGCAGGTGAAGACACTGTTTGTATTCATGACGCACTAATCAGCAAGAGACCTATCACTAATAGTAAACTGCTTGACATTAAGCAATTCTTGAGCGAACTTGACCAAGAACTTAGTATTGACCATGAAGAAAAGAGAGGTTGGATGAGTGTCTATGAATATGAAGATGATGACCCTCGTGATGCTTATGTAAGACAGATGTACAAAGAAAACGCAAACAAGTTTAGTTATGATGTAATGGGTAACTATGCATCATATGAATCAACTACTCAATATGAACAATTAGAAGATGAAGAAACATATTACTAAGTATAAATAGTATATAACATGACAAACTTACCGAAACCTACAATCATTGAAATCAGTCAATGGCAAAAGGAGTTCTATACTCTTAGAAGTCCTGCGATGACAAAAGACGAATACATTAACAAAAGAAAACGAGACTGGTATCGCTATCAGTATCACAAACAATTTAACAAATAAGGAACAAATGACATGCATAAGATTAACTACGATATCAAGTTTACCAGTGCTTCAACTGATTATGTGACTCTAGACGATAACGATATGGCAACAGTGCAAATCACTGTGTTGAGCATCCTTACATATATGACAGAACTATCAATCGCAAGAGACAAAAGAATTAGGGGCTTCACGACAATGTGGTTCACTGAGAGCGATAAGCGTTATCATTACAACAACAAACTAAAGAAGCACAACAGCCCACAGTCATATCTTGCAGGAACAATCAACAACCTACAGTTTGGTAATCAACGAGACCTATCACTGTTGCAATTGCAGACGTTACAGGATATCATCAACACAAGCGTAGATGTTATTACTGCTGTAGAGGAGTTTATGGGTAGCACATTACAACAGAACAAGATGTTCACAAAGATTTGGATTCAAGAGAATATCTGGAGAGTAGTGTAGGGCAAGCAGATTGATAACACAAAGCCATTCATGGTATCAGTGAGCAGAATCTTATGGACAAGACACGCTTGCCCTACAATTTATTTATTCTTTTTTAACCTGCGTAAATAGTATTTACTATAGTGAGGAAAACAATGCACCAACAAGTTAAACACATTACAGATGAACAAGTCAAAGACTGCACGCCAACCAATATTAAGGTTACGCCAATAAACATCATCTTGCCAAAGAAGTTACCACAGCGTGACGATAATGTGTGGCTCACTAGCCCTATAAAGACTACGCCACAATGATTACTCACGCACCCACACGCTATCAAAGCAAGTTCTATTTCTATGAGAACGATTACATCATCGGCGCCAGCATTAAGATGTATGGTGAATACACTCAAGTAGAAGTTGACTTACTAAAGAATTACATTAACTCCACCTCTGTTGTCTATGACATTGGTGGCAATATAGGATACCACACTGTTGCTTTCGCCTCAATGGCAAAGGAAGTACACAGTTTTGAACCAAATGACCGTAACTACCTGCTATTAGAGAAAAATACAGAGCATCTTAGTAATGTTAAGTTATATCACTCTGCTTGTAGCAATGTAGTGGGCGAAGCATTCATCAGTGATTATGATACCACTCAGCCTGGTAACTATGGTGAATGTATGATGAGCGAGACTGGTCAACCTTGCAAGACAGTTCGTATAGATGATATGAATCTACCAGCACCTGATGTCATTAAGATTGATGTTGAGGGTCACGAACTTAAAGTCTTCCAGGGCGCTTACAATACAATCAGCAAACATCGCCCAGTGATATTCTATGAGTCAATGCACGGCACTGGCTTTGATGTAATTTATGATACACTAACAACACTTGGGTATCGTATCTATTACTTCCCTGCAAAGAACTACAATCCAAATAACTTCAACGGTGTAGAACAGAATGTATTCGGTGGCGGTGGCGTAATCAATTGCATCGCATTGCCTGCAAGTCACGGTAAGATTGCGGGCTTACCTCAGATGGTAGAACGCACGGATAACTATAACATTGCTTTAGGAAGATTCATTAAGGCTAAAGAATATGACAGTAAAGTATAAAGGTATGTGGAGTCGCTGGCATCGTTATGATGACACTGGCTTCAAACAGATTAAGAAGTTTAAGATAGACGAAACACCTACACCATTAGTAGAAGACGGCTACAGTATGTGGCAGCGTGGTACAGGTAAGTTAACAGATGAGCATTACAAGAATGTTACCGAAGCAGTTCGTAACGCTTGTGTTGGCGTACCCAAATCAGAAGAACAAAAAGAGAAAATGCGTCAGGCAAAATTGGGTGTGCCTAAGTCAGAAGAACATAAGCAGAACATGAAACTATCCTGGCAGAAGAAACGCCAAGACAAGTACAAAGATGCTATGATGATGTTACAGAGAATGAGGCAAGCATAATGAAAGTAGTTAACTTCCACGACGGCGAAGATGATAACATCTATGTAGAAACAGATGATATGATTATGTACCATATGACACTAGATGAATGGAACAATAGCGATGTACCAGAGAACATCGTGCATAACCCTATCGCCAAAGCAACTTACATATTGCATTACACTGACTCATTCAAGTGTACGATGGAGGATAACTAATGAAGATTACTGAAACACTTGAACGAATAAGTATTAAGATACTACAAAAGACCGTAGACTTGCAGAAGAAGCAAATCAAAACACATAAGGAACAAGTCAAACGCCACGAAAGACTAATGAAAGCATTGATGCAAGAGTTAGGTTACCCTTCTTGGAAGATATCAGCAACTATACTGGCCAACTATAAAAAAGATGATTAATGGCGAAGATATACAGGTACCATATTAATAATTGGGTCTTTGTAAATTATGCGTGTAAGTATTGCACACGAGTATTCAAACAAGAACGATATTGGTCCAAACACGAAGAAGATTGCGAACGAATAAATACAATAAAGAAAACTAAGTCAGGAGACGATATGCTTATTCAAAGAATTACTAAAGGTGATCAATCATATTTCCGTAGAGGACAAGATGGCAAACTCTACAAGACTAGAGAAGAAGCCGAATCCAATACTACATCAATGAAGAAAAAGGGCGCTGATGGCAAAGCCTGTTGGGAAGGCTATCGTTATGCCGGTACTAAGAACGGCAAAGACAAATGCGTTAAAGTAAAAGGAAGATAACATGCCAGTACAAAAGATTACTAAAGGTGGAATGACAATGTATCGTTACGGTGATAGCGGTAAGATGTATAAGACTAAGAACGAGGCTGAAATGCAGGGTCGTGCAATGTATGCATCAGGCTACCGTAGCAGCGAAGATAACAAGGCTGAAAGAGCCGGTCGTCAAGTTGCACGAGACATTGAATATGATGATATGCGTAGTGGTACTCGTGAGCCTGCAAGAATGCGTGATGCTAAAGCAGAGCGAGCCGGTCGTCGTGTCACCAAAGACATTGAATATGATATGAAGCGTAAGCGTAGATAAGGATTAATATGAGTGAACAAGTGAACGAGGGTGTTGACTACACCTATAAACTAATGAAAGGCGGCGATGGACATTTGTATGTGAGCATTCAGCCACTTATGAAAGACATTGCTAAGTCAGTTGAGCAAATGCATCTTATGGATGTAAGTCATCTAAATGATGAGCAACATCGTATCTTTGATTTAAAGATGCTGGGACTTACTACAGTGTATGAGTTCCTGGGTGCATTCGTTACTGAACAACAATTGAAAGATGTTGCTGCTGACCTTAAGGGCACAGTACCACTAAACACTAGCGACAGTTACAGTCCAATAGGGGAAGGTTTCAAAAATGTCACAAAACACTGATAAGAAACTAAGAGGTCTTATTGACCGCCCAATGAATGTTAGTCACATTGCTAACTTCAATAAGATGGTTACTGAACTATCACCCTATATGACTGAGATTGAGATTGACAAATGCATTGACCATATGTACATTCTTGAACACAGTATTGGTGACAGTAACCCATCAGTATCAGATTGTAAGACACAGTTGCAGTTGATGTTAGGCAGTGAACGTTTCCTTGACATTTGTAAAGCGTGGAATGCAAAGAACCAGAAGTGGCTTACATCATTCGGTAAGTTGAAGTACAAGAAGATTGATGACGGTAGTTATTGGGATGGATTAGACCCAGAAGATAACGCTGATGATTACGAGAAGGTGTACATCTAATGAGTTACAAACCTACACAAGCAATGGCTGACAACGCACAAGCAGGAATGAATATGCGTGACAAAGCAACACCCAGCAATAAGGGTGGCACAAGTGTAGGGCTTGCAAGAGCGAATCAGTTCATCAAGCGTGAGAATGTAACATTAGATACAGTTAAGAGAACCTATAGTTTCTTAAAGAGAGCAGAAGTATACTATCAGCCCGGTAGCCCTACTCCTGGTACACAAGCATATCTAATGTGGGGCGGCAATGCTGGACTGTCCTGGGCTACTAAAATACTACGCCAAGAAGGATTAATAAAATGATTAAAGAAGAAGATTGCTGCGACAATTGCGAAGAAGGCATTGAGCCTTGCTGTGATGAAGAACTAGCACAACACATTGAAGAACATATCGTAGAACAAGATAAGCCTGAACAGCAGACCGATATTGTTACTGAGGGTGTTACTATTGGTATTGAATCATTGGCAAAGCATCTGTGCTGCCAGAATAAGTTCTACATTATCTATAAAGCAATGGCTAATTTAAATGGTAAAGAACTAACATATTTGCGTGATGAATTGCGTAAGTATGTACCAAGTAACCAGTTGCACCCATCATTAGAAAGCAAGTTTAGACATGCTATTGAGAAAGCGTTATGACAGACGAAACAAAGAAGCGCGGCGGCAGAAAGCCAGGCAGTGGTAGACCCAAGGGCAGTACCAGTAAGTTAAGCGGTGCAAAACTGTTAGACCAAATTGAACTAACATGTGGCAAACCCTTTGAAGAACTGATTGCAGAAGGTTACTTGTTAACTATAATGGCTGCTGATATGCCAGCAAGACAGAACTATGAGAAGATGATTCTATCTAAGGTTGTTGCTGATAAGCACGAGATTGACCACACTACATTGGGTAAGGCAATGACAAACAACTTTAGTTTCCCAACTAAAGAACTTCCTGAATGGGAAACTAAGAAAGAACTACCAGTAAAGTTTACTACTAAACAGAAGTAATGAGTAACAAGATAGAGATACCTTTATTCGGTCAACAGTCAACTATATTTCAAGACTGGCTAACGACCGATAAGCATTGCATAGACATTGTGCCTGTTGGTAGTGGTAAGACATTTCTTGCTGCTATCGCACTGCCTATCTTTGCGAGTAATGAGAAATATCATAAAGGTAAAGATATTATCTATAGTGCGCCTACTGGGTCAATGATTAAGTCATTGATATGGGAACCACTAAAGAAATCGTGCATTGAATACTTCGGCTTAGTTGATGGTAAAGACATTAACAACAGTGAACTAACTATCAAGTTCCCAAGCGGCGTATTCATTCGTTGCAAATCAGCAGAACAAAGAGAGAACTTACGCGGTCTCAATGTTGGCGTGTGGGTAGCAGATGAAGCAGCCCTCTATACATCTGAGACATTGCAAGAAATCACAAACAGACTTAGACCTAAAGTGGGTCAACCAGATACACAAGGTAGATTGATTGTTATCAGTACGCCTAACGGTGCTGGTCCCTTGTATGACTTGTTCAAGATGGCACTAGAAATGCCAACAAAATATATTGTAAGACACTTGAACTATGAAGAAATGCGTAGCGGTAATCGTGACTTCATTGACGAACAAAAGCGAATACTAAGTCCCCTCAAGTTCAATCAAGATTATATGTGTCAATGGGAAAGCGTTGCTGACCAGTTCTTCTACACTTGGGACAGACATAAGTATTGTAGAGAAATAGTAGACAAACAACAAGACTTGTACACATTCCATGACTTCAATAAGCGTGTCATGTGTGCAACAGTAGCACAGGTGACAAATGCAGGAAAGCCAGACGGAACTATTGAAATACTTAAATCTTATGCAATACCTGACTGCGGGACTGAAGGACTTGCGCAGGCTATCAGACAAGACTTCCCCAGAAGACGAATTAACGCAGTTATTGATATGTCAGGAACTCAAGCGAATAGAGATACAACTTCGCCCTTTGGTATCACTGATAGAGTCCTACTTGAGAAGTATGGATTTACAATCGTCAACAGTAGGAAGTCAAACCCCCTTATCACTGACACAGATAATACGAGCAATGGATTCATCAACAGAGGGGGACTAGTGGTAGACCCTAATGATAAGAAACTATTAGAAGCACTACAGACTTACCACTTTGAAGACGGTACACGCAAGAAATTAGTAAAATACACTGAGCAAAAGTATGCTCACATAGACGGACTAGGAGACTCAATTAGATATGGCATTCACCATCTTTTCCCCATTCAACACCATACCATTGGCATATCAGAGTATGTTAATTCTGACCAACGCTTATCCCGTGCAGGTAGCCCTGGTGGCGAGTATATGCCTCA